CGGTCCCTAAAACAATTTGGGTTAAAAAAACAAGTCAAGCTGATGATTGGTTTATTTGGCATGAAGCTTTGGGAGCACAAGGAAAAATGAATTTTAACAATAGCTCTGCTGTTCAAAATGATACAGGATATTGGAATAACACATTACCAACAAATCAGGTTTTTTCTGTAACAAGTAATGGTGCCAATAATGCCAGTGGACAAACTTACATAGCCTACTGCTTCTCAGAGAAAAAAGGCTACAGCAAGTTTGGAAGCTACACAGGAAATGGAAATGCTGATGGAACATTTGTTTATACAGGATTTAAACCAGCTTTTGTTATGATAAAAACTAATACTGATTCTGGTGAATGGGCTATGTTTGATAATAAAAGGAATATAGGAAATGAAACAGCAGATGTATTAAGAGCAAATTCAACTAGTGCTGAAAGTGATTCCACAGGAAATAACTCTATTGATATTTTATCTAATGGTTTCAAAGTAAGAGGTACTGGAGGTTGGGTTGGCACAAACGGTAGAGGATTTATTTACATGTCTTTCGCAGAATCACCCCTAGTAGCTAACGTAGGACAGAGTATACCGGCAACGGCAAGATAATTATGAGTAGTATATTAAAAGTTGATACGATACAGGACCAAGACGGTAATCTAATCATCAGTAAAGATTCTGGTGGTGCGGGTTTCCAGGGTAAATATTATTCATCTACTGCTCCACTTGTATACGAGGTGAAGGTTGCTGCAAAGACAGCCGACTCACCATACTTTGGTGTCGGTAGTTCTCTTGGATATTACATCAATGGTATACAGACACCTATAATAGAATTAAAAGGACAGGATACTTCCAAACCATATTACTATAGATTCGATCAAAGTGATTCATCAAACAGTGGTCACCCATTAAGATTTTATGTTGATGCTGCAAAAACAACAGAATACACAACCGGAGTAACTAACACAGGTAATTCACCTGCACCAGGAAACTCAGGAGCATACACACAGATTGCTGTTGATAAAACAACACCGAATGTTTTATTCTATCAATGTTCTAACCACGGAAACATGGGTAATTATGTATTGCATAATTCAACACATCTAAACACAGGTGTCTTTTTAAAGATGCCAACAACTGATGGTACGAATGGACAGGCTCTAACTACCAATGGTTCAGGTGTTTTAAGTTTTGCTGATGGTGTCACGTTTCCAACAATTACAGGGATTAGTCCAAGTGTTCTCGATAACAATGCTGGTAATATAGTTATTACTGGTACAAATTTCAAAGACAGTTCGACACCACCTTTTGTTGATGCTATCAATGCATCCACTGGTGCGATCGTCACTGCAAACTCTGTAACATTTACAAGTGCAACATCTGTAACCGCAAACTTTACATTGCCAGTTGATGGCACATATTTTCTAAGACTGGAGAACAACGATGGTATCGCATGTAGATCAGGAACAGCTTTACTTACTGTATCTGATGCACCTGCGTGGACGACATCTGCAGGAAGTTTAGGAACAGTTGCAAATGGCGGATCTGTTAACTTTACAGTAGCTGCAACAAATGCTACAAGTTTTGCAAAAGTATCTGGAAGTTTTCCAGGTGGCGTAACTATTAATAACTCTGGTGTGATATCTGGTACTGAGTCAGGGTCTACGCAAACAACTACGTTTACGTTTACCATACGGGCAACGGATGCAGAAGGTCAGACAGCTGACAGACAGTTTACAATAACGATATCTCACGGAGCGAGCGGAGGAGCACAATTTAACTAATGGCTAGTACATATTTAACAAGAACTTTTGAAACAGCAACAAATAGAAAAAAATGCACTATTTCTTTTTGGATTAAAAAAGGTTTTAGTAGCGAAACACAACAAGCTTTTTGCTCTTATTATAATGCTAGTTATAGATTTCAATTCTATCATGACACTAATGATACAATAAATATTTATAATGTAGATAATGGTTCTGATACTGTTTATTTACAGTCTAAAGCTAAATACAGAGATTGTAATGCGTGGTATCATTGTTATGCCGCAATAGATACAACACTAGCTACACAAACTGATAGAGTTAAAATATATATAAATGGAGAAAGATATACTGATTGGAATGGAACACAAACTTATCCATCACAAAATGCAGATATGAGTTATGGTGCTAGTTCTTATGTTCATAATATTGGAAGATATGGTGGTGGTAATCATTATGTAAATGGAATTTTATCACATTATTATTTTGTAGATGGTTCAGTAATAGATGTTTCTCAATTCGGTTCTACAGATACAACTACTGGCGAATGGAAAATATCTACAAATCCAACAATAGCATCTTATGGAAATTCAGGTTGTAAAATGTTTATTGATAATGCGTCTGTAAATGACCAATCAGGTAATGGAAATAACTTTACACTAAGTGGTGGTACACTTACAAAAACAGAAGATAATCCAAGCAATGTTTTTTGTACTTATAATCCATTACAACAAACAAACGGTAGTGCAGGTTTTGAAAATGGTAATACTTATTTTACTAATGGCACACAATGGTTAGGTGTTAATGGAACAATAGCTGCAACAAGTGGAAAATATTATGCAGAGTTTAAAGTTACAGGTAATACTGGTTGGGGTGTTGGTGTTGCTGATGTAGATAGTGATGCGAATAGTACTGTTAATTTATCCACATCAAACAATGGTTATCAATCTAAATATACTGGTGGAAAACAAATATTTTTAAATGGTTCAACTATTATTGCTCAAGAAAATAACTCAACTGTTGTTAATAATGCAGGTATGGGAAACACAGGTTTTGTTAATAATGATATAGTAATGGTTGCTCTAGATTTAGATAATAACAATTTATTCTTTGGAAAAAATGGTACATGGTTAAGAGGTGCAACTGAAAGTGAAATTGAAGCAGGTACAAGCACAAATGCAACATTTAGTGGTACATCTTTTAATAATAAATTTTGGACTTGGAGTGTTTGTACTGAATTAGAAAATATGCGTATGAATGCAGGTAATGGATTTTTTTCAACAACAGCAGTAACTAGTGCAGGAACTAACGCAAGTGGTAATGGAATATTTGAATATGATGTTCCAGATGGATTTACAGCTTTATCAACAAAGGGGTTAAACTTATAATGGCTTATACAACAATTAATAAACATACAGCTTTTTTTAATACAGTAACATACACAGGTAATGGTGGAACTAATGCTATTACTGGAGTTGGTCATCAGCCAGATTTTACTTGGTTAAAACGTAGAGATGGTTCTGGAAACCATAATTTATATGATGCTGTAAGAGGTGTAACTAAATATCTTGAAAGTAGTGCAAATTCTCCAGACCAAACACAATCAGCTGGTCTAACAGCTTTTGGAACAGATGGCTTTACTCTTGGAAGTAATGCCAATATGAATGGTAATTCAGATACTTTCGTATCATGGAATTGGAAAGCAAATGGCGCAGGTTCATCAAATTCAGATGGCTCTGTAACTTCGACAGTTTCTGCAAATACAACAGCAGGTTTTTCAATAGCAAAATATACAGGCACAGGATCAAATTTAACTTTTGGACACGGCCTTGGAGCTATTCCTGATTGGTTTATGATTAAAAATATAAGTGTAGGTCAGGCATGGAGAGTATATCATAGAAGCATGACACTTTCAGATCCATACAGCAAAAGAATGGTTCTTTCAGAAACAGGTGGAGATAGCTCTAGTGCTTTAGGATTAAGTCAAGATCCAACATCATCTTTAATTTATATAGATACTTCTACTGGTTGCACTAATGCAAGTGGGGAAAACTTTATTTGTTATGCTTGGATAGAAAAAAGTGGGTTTAGTAAATTTGGCTCTTATGTTGGTAACAATAATTCAAATGGAACATTTGTTTATACAGGATTTAAACCTTCTTGGGTTATGGTTAAAAGAAGTAATGGATCAAATGACTGGTGTATATATGACAACACAAGAGATGCAGATAACGCAGTTGAAGATAAGTTACAAGCAAACCAAAGTTCTGCAGAAAGTAATGACCTATCTATGGATTTTGTTTCAAACGGTTTTAAATTTAGACAAAATGGTGGAAATTTTAATGGCTCATATAATTATATTTATATGGCATTTGGTCAATCATTAGTAGGAACTAATAATATTCCAGCAACTGCGAGGTAACCTCGCATGTATTTCGGTGCTACTCCCTTTTCGGCAGCAGCCTTCTCAGATGTAGGATTTAACCCTAACGCATTTGTAGGTCTTCAAGGTGTGCAACTAAATGTTGGCATCGGTAACTCAACTATAATTGGTAAAGCAGAAGTATCTGTAACTGGTAAACGAGTAAATATCGGAACCAGTGATGTAACCATTATAGCAAAAGCCAAAGAGGTATTAAGTGGTAATGGATTAGAATTAGGTATTGGTAATGCACAAGCTGCAATACCTAAAACCGTTCCTATAACAGGTGAAGGTTTTGAAATAGGTAAGGGCTCTGTAATTGTAAAAGCTAATTCTAAACCACCTCTAGTGGGTCAAGGTTTAGATCTTGCGACAGGTAATGTAACAATTATAGGTAAATGTAATCTAACTGTTACAGGTAATGGTTTTGAGGTAGCTTTAGGTAATGCTACTGCCAAAGCAAATGCGACAGCAATCGTATCAGGTAAAAGGTTTAATATATCAACAGGTAATGTTACAGTGGTTGCTAAAGCTAAAGCGTTGACAACTGGTGAAGGATTTGAAATAGGCACATCTGATATAGTTATCAGACAGTGGGAACAGGTCCCAACTAACGCAACGCAGGTTTGGACGGAGATATAATATGTTTTTTGGAGCAACACCTTTCGCATCAACAACCTTTGCTGGAGTTGGCATTCAGAGTGTAACTGTTCTGGTCAATGGTAAAAGAGTAAATATAGCAATAGGAAACGCTGATGCAGATACAGGAGAGAACGTAACAGGTAACAGATTTAACCTTGCAATAGGTACTATTTCTGTGGTATCTTGGAACCCAATAGATCCAAACGCAGGGCAAACGTGGGTCCCAATAGATCCGCTTAACCCATAGGAGAATTATGGCATCAACATTTTCGAGTAATTTAAAACTAGAATTAATAACAACAGGTGAGAAGTCAGGTACATGGGGTACTATAACTAACACCAATCTACAACAACTAGAACAGGCATCGTCTGGATACATATCTATAGACGTGGCAGCAGCTGATCAAACATTAGCAATCTCTAATGGAGCTGTATCAAATGGTAAAAATCTTTATCTAAAACTTACAGGAACACTTGCTGCTAACAGAACTGTAACAGTTCCTGATTCAGTAGAGAGAGTATATATTGTTGAAGATGCAACAAATAGATCTGCAAACAGATTTACACTAACAGTCAAAACAGCATCTGGAACAGGATTGAGCTTACCTGTAGCATCAACCTCTTTGGTTTATGCGGATGGCACAAATATAAATCTAGGTCTTCGTAGAAAAGGTTACATAACTACAACAGGAACATATACAGCTGTTGCTGACGACCAGGTATTAGTAGACACAAGTTCTTCAACAGTAACTATAAATCTACCTGCTTCACCTTCTGTTGGTGATGAAGTGCATTTTATAGATAGTAAAAATTTCTTTGCATCAAACAATCTAACTGTCGGCAGAAACGGTTCTAATATTTTGGGTGCAGCCTCTAACCTAACAGTCAATACAAACGGTGCAGCGTTTACTTTGGTGTTTGTTAATGCGACACGAGGCTGGGCTTACAAAACTAAAATATAGGAGCTACTGATGGCTCTCGTAGAGTATAAATTCAAACCTGGAATAGATAAGCAACAGACAGAAGCTGGTGCGGAAAACCGTTGGGTTGATTCGGATAACGTAAGATTCAGATATGGTCTACCAGAAAAAGTCGGTGGGTGGGCATCATTAGTTACAGATACAATAGTCGGTGTTGCTAGAAAACAGCACGCATTCGTAGATAACGATGGTAACCGGTACGTGGCCCTTGGAACAGATAAATTTTTACTTATATACTTTGAAGGTCAACTATACGACGTTACACCTCTTAAAACAACTTTGACATCCGCAACTATAGCAACGACAAACGGATCATCAACCTGTACAATCACAAAAGCTGCACATGGATTGGCTGTAGGAGATATAGTACAATTAGATTCTGTAACATTACCAGGTGGTACAGGTTTTACAAATGCTGACTTTGAAGATAAAAACTTTCAGGTTATAGCTGTGCCAACAACAGGAACATTTACAATCAATCAAGCTAGTAGTGCAAGTGGCACTGTATCAACAGGCGGTAGTCTAAGTATAAAACCATACGAGCCAGTAGGACCAAGAGAACAGACTTATGGTTATGGTTGGGGTATGGACCCATATGGTAATGGTAACTGGGGTGAGGCAGCTGCTGCTTCTGATGTTACACTAGAACCTGGACTGTGGTCACTAAGTAATTTTGGTGAGGTATTGGTTGCAACAATATTAAACGGTAAAACATTTACATGGAACTCTGGTATATCACAGAGATTAACAACACGTGCATCATCAACAACAAGTAGTTTTCAAACAACAAACAACCCAACAAAAACAAGAGTCAGTCTTATATCACCAACAACAAGACACTTGATTCATCTTGGTACAGAAACAATCATAGGCACACCTGATTCACAGGACGATATGTTTATAAGATTTTCGGATCAAGAAGATATAAATACATACGCACCAACTGCAGTCAATACAGCGGGAACACAAAGACTACAAGACGGCACAAAGATTATCGGAGCTATAAAAGCAAAAGAAGTTATTCTTATATGGACAGATAATGCATTGTATACAATGAAATTTATTGGAGCACCTTTTACGTTTGCTGTAGAACAGGTTGGTACAAACTGTGGATTGATAGGACAGAATGCTGTTGTAGAAATAGATGGTGCTGCTTTCTGGTTAAGTCCAAAAGGTTTCTTTCTTTACGATGGTACGGTAAAATCAATACCTTGCACTGTTGAGGATTTTGTATTTGATAACTTTGATACAACAAAAGGACAACAGGTAACTGCAGGTCTTAACAATCTATTTACAGAGATAACATGGTACTATCCTAGTTCTAGCTCGGACTACAATGACAAATATGTTGTATTTAATTTTGGTGAATCGCCAGGTGTAGCGGGTGGTGTTTGGTACACAGGAACAGAAGCCAGAACATCATGGATGGATGCAACTACTTATCCAAATCCATATGCAACAAAATATGATTCTACTGCAAATGGTACATTTCCTGTTGTTGTTGGACAATCAGGTCTAGGTCAGACAACTTATTTCGAACATGAGGTTGGCACAGATCAGGTGAATCCAAATGGTACAACGACAACTGTTACATCATCAATCGAGTCTTATGATATAGATTTAGAACAAAGACAAAGAGATGCAAAAGGTAGAGCATCAGGACCCAAAGTTGCAGGAGAGGTATTTCTTGCTGTTAGAAGATTTATACCAGACTTTAAAACATTGCAGGGTAATTCTAAAATAAGTCTTGATGTAAAAAGATATCCACAACAAGCATCTAAAACATCTACATATAGTCCGTTTACTGTAAACGCTAACACAATAAAAAAAGATACAAGAGCAAGAGGTAGATTTGTAAGTTTAAAAATAGAAAACGTTAACCCTAGTGAGTCATGGAGATTTGGCACATTTAGATTAGATGTACAACCGGATGGTAGAAGATAATGGCAAAGTTAACTGTAAGAATACCTGAACCAAAAGAACAATATGATTTTTCAAATCAAAAACAAATAAATAGATCGTTGACACTAATGAAAGAACAATTAAACTCAACGTTTCTAGATGAAATAAAACAGGAGCAAGAGAGAATCTCTTGGTTTTTAAGTGGCTAATATATATACAAATGCAAAGGTAGATCTAACTACCAATAGTGAAACAACGGTATATACAGGACCGTCGGCTACCACTAGTATAATAAAATCTATACTGGTTTCTGATGATTCTGGTAATGCGGATACCATAACATTAACATTAACAGCAGGAGCATCGGTGTTTAGTTTGTTTAAAACAAAGGCTATTTCTGCTAATCAAACAGTTGAGTTATTATCACAACCCCTTATAATACAAGAGGCTGAGATATTAAAAGCAACAGCGGCCACAGGGGACAGGTTACATATTGTTCTTTCTGTGCTACAAATAAATAGGAATTAATATGTCTTTTATAGAAGAAGGAACGGTCGAATACGTAGAGGTGGATGGTAAGAAAGTACCAGTCGTCAAGTGCGAGGCCGAGATAGTTTTAAGAAATAAGAAAACAAATTACGAATATGTCTCTGACAAAGAAGCAGAGGATGATATCGCAAACCCAGAAACAGATACTGTGCAAGAAGATGTAACAAGATCGGTAAAAATCAAAGTAGCAAAGATACCGGCTCTCGGTGCATCATCTGACAAGGACGAAAAATAATGGCAATAACTAGAGCACAACAAGTTAGACAGATGTTAAAGGATGGTGATGTAGCTATTCAAGGTGGTGTAGAAAACTATCTTGGTAGACAACCAGAAGTTCAAGCTCCTAGAAAATGGCAATCTGGTCCTGATAAACCAGCAACAGAATTAGCATACATTACAGAAGCAGAAAAAAAATTATTATTAAAAGAAGATATACATGGATCATTAAAAGAAGGACCTAACGAAGGTCCAGCAGGTATCATGTCATTAGATAGTTTTGGTGATATAGGCGGTGGTCAAGCTGGATCAGAAGTAGATAGTGGTAGATCAGAGGATAGAGCTGAAAAAACAACTTTTAGTGGAGGAGCACCTGGAGAATCACCAGCAGATAGAAAAGCTAGAGAAGCAAAAGAAACAGCAAGACTTAATCAATTAAAAGGAGAGCAAGAAAAAAAAGCAAAAGAGTTTACAAAACAAGCTAAAGAAAATCGTCCAAATTTTTTAGAAAAAATTTTTACAAGTAGAAGAAAAGGCTTATATAATATTACACCAAACAATCCAAAAAACGAATTAAGATATATACAAGATTTAAAATTTAGAAATCCTGCAGCGTATGACATGCTACCAGATAATTTAAAAGCTTTATATGAAGAAACTGAAGACCCGGCAAATGAATTTAGTTCTTACAAAGATTTTGATAAATTTTCTTTTGAAAATTTTGAAGATTTAAGAACGTTTGATCCAGGTGATACAGGAGCAATGAATTTTGCAGATTATGCTGCAACATACGCAGGGGCACCGGGTTTAAAATATTCAGGTAATGTAGGTAATCTAGAAAAATATGTAACAGGCAAAGATGAATTTGGTAGAACTATGTATGGTTACAAAGAAAAAACAGGTGATGGCGGTGGAGACAACGTCATGTCTGAATATGAGAGAAGATTATTAGAATTAGAAAAACAAAACGCAGCATTAAGAAATCAACAAAACGCAGGTACCAATGTTCCAAATAGCGGACTAGGTGGACTAGCTCCAAGATTTGCTGGTTCTATATTTGATTTCACAGGTCTTGCAGACGGTGGACGTGCAGGTGCCATGGACGGTGGTATGATGAGAGATACTACCGAAGGTGGGATCATGGACCTTGAAACAGGTAGACAGATGTACTTCCTAGGTAAATTAGTTAAGAAGGCAAAAAGAGCTGTTAAGAAAGTTGTTAAGTCTCCATTAGGTAAAGCTGCGTTAGTAGGTTTAGGAGCATATTATATGCCAGGTTTTGGTATAAAAGCTACAGGTGGATTTTCTAACTTTGCAAAACCAGGTGGATTTTTATCTAAAATTTTAACTAAAGGTGGAGATAAGGCTCTTAGTTTTGATAATTTATCAGTAGGAAAAACAACAGCTTTAGGTTTAGGAATTCCTTTTGCTTTAGATTTAATGGGTATAGGTAAAGACGAAGAAGAGGATGATGGATTGGACGACTACTACAGAAGAAATAGAATCGATATAGCTGATATAAGAAACAGACCTTTTAACTTTTTAGCACCTAGTATAGGAGGTAGTTCATATGCTGCTGGTGGTGGTCTGATGAGATTAGGTTATCAAGAGGGTGGAGATGCAGAACCTGTAGCCAAAAAGACCATGCCATTGATAGACATGGATGGTCAGGAAAAAGACTACAGAGAGACAGGTGGTTTTGTGGACATGGGTAGAATGGAGAGGGCTGACGATGTGCCTGCTAGACTATCCAAGAATGAATTTGTATTTACGGCTGATGCTGTAAGAAACGCAGGTGAGGGAGATATAGACAAAGGAGCAGAAGTTATGTATAACATGATGAAAAACCTCGAATCCGGAGGTGAAGTATCAGAGGAATCGCAAGGATTAGATGGCGCTAGAGAAATGTTTAAAACATCACAACGATTAGAGGAAGTATTATAATGGCTACGGAAACCGTAATATCGCGACCAGCACCCTTTGTAGAAGATCTAGGAAAAGACCTTGCCAAACAGGCCGTTGCCTTAACAGGTGTACCGGTCGTATCAACAGGTATCGCAGGTATATCAAAACAAGCTGGTGAGACAGCTGAAGGATTCAAAGCAAGACAGGATGCTGCAAGAGCATTCACAACAAGACAAGAGAGTTTAGCGGGACTTGCACCACAGGTAGCAGGTCAAGATCAATTACAAAAAGATGCACAGACACGAGCGGTAGCAGGTCTAGGTTCTTTTCAACCATTTTTAACTGAGGCGCAGGCATCAACTGGTCCACAGGCGTTTCAACAATTCATGTCGCCTTATCAACAACAGGTTATCGATACAAGTTTATCTGAGTTTGATAGACAGGCAGCTATGAATAGACAGAGAACCAGAGATCAGGCGGTAGCGTCAGGAGCTTTTGGTGGTGGCAGAGAAGGTGTGCAACTAGCAGAATATGATGCAGCATCTGATAGAAACAGAGCATTATTAGAAGCAAATCTATTACAACAAGGTTTTGGTCAATCACAGGCAGCAGCACAACAAAATTTTGCTAATCAAATGGGATTAGCCTCTGCATTACCTGGATTACAAAGAGGAGATATTTCAACGTTAGGTTCATTGGGCGCATTGAATCAAGCGCAAACACAAGCTGAACTTGATGCAACTAGAGCAGCTAATCAAATGGCTGCCTATCAACCACAAGAACAATTACAAAACTATGGTAATCTTGTTACAGGTATCATGGGTGGTATGGCAGGATCAGGAACACAACAATCACAAGTACCTGACCCAACGTTCTTACAGACTGCATTAGGTGCAGCGGCAACAGGAGCAGGTATTTACGGCGCACTAAAGAATTAATATGAATAGAACATTAAAAAGACCGATGTTTAGAATGGGTGGTTCTACAAATTCTGGTATAACATCAGGATTGGATGCACCAAGACAAGGCTATAACGTTCCTGGAAGAGTAAATCAATTTGATATGGCTAGAGTTTTAAAAGAAACAGCCGAACAAGTAAAAGATCCAGACATACTTGCATCATACAAACCATATATGGAAAGACCAAAAGGGGAGGCCATGAATAGATTTTTAATGGACTTCGGTCTTAATCTTATGTCAACACCACCTTCAGGATCAGGCTTCACAGGTCTGTTAAGTACAGGTGCAAGGGCAGCCAAAGAACCAACAGCAAGATTATTCAAAGACATTGACGATAGAAGATTAACAAAACAAGCAGCAGAGGCCGATCTATTCAAAACATTATTACAAGGTAATATAGATATCGCAGCGGAGGCAGCGGGAGCAGAAGACGGCGGTGCTGGTAAGACATATGCTAAACTAGAGATAGGTAAAGTTATCAAATCAGAGATAGCAAAGATTTCTGATCTTGAAAAACAATTGGAACAACCAGGTCTAACAGAAGAACAAAAAGATGCTATAGATTTATCAATGAGACAAACACAGGCTAATCTAAATTACCTGACAAAAGAAAATGCTACAGGTCAATCTTTAATGAAGAATACTGATTTCGCAGAAAGTGTTCTTGATTCTATTAAAACAGTATTAGAAGAAGAAAAAACTGCAGATGGATCACTTAAATATCCAAAAGGTGATGAGGACCCTCTATTATTAAAAGAAGCATACAGAAGATACTATCAGTTCTTTTCAAAAGTCCCTGATAGAGAAACAAATGCTGACGGTGGTAGAATAGGATACATGGCCGGTGGTGGAGCAGACATGGGTATGGCACCAGCAACCACGGACCAAGGACCAAAACCAGTAAGAAAAATGCCTATCGACTATGACACATTGAGAGCTAGATTACCAAAAGAAATAACTGATGATATAGTAAAATTAATATCTGCTAGTCCAGAAGCATTAGAAGATTTTGCAACTATCGCAACTCAACAAGATGTGGATTTATTTAATCAAAAATACAGTGTTAATTTAGTATTACCACAAGAGGCATAATATGGCCACAAGTGCTCTTGAAAGATATAAAACCGATAAGGCTTTAGAGGAAGAAAGAGAAGCATCCAAAACAAAACAGGGTGAGATAAGAAACATAGATGAGTTTCAAAATTCTTTTCTTAATGCTTTAGAAAATATATCAGAACCTAAAAAACCTGTTAAATGGTTAAAACCGCTTAATCCTTTCAGCGATGATAAAAGCATGGCAAGATTTATTGTTGAAGGAAATCCTAATCTTAGATTGTTTTTAAATAAAGTCTTAAGTGACAAAGAGGGTAAACCTGTGGACGTTATGGAACGTCTAGAAGATAAGAAAGAAAGAGATTACATATCGATACTAGATGAGGTTAGAAAAGGAGTCAAGACAGGTGCTTTTGATTTAGAGTATGGATTAAAAGATACATTGTTCACCGGTCTTGATTATGCATTTGGCACAGAGTTTTTAGATGGTTTTGACGAGATAATGAAGGATAAAAAACCAGAAGAACCTGAGACATGGAGAGGCGATCTTGTTGCTTTGATGACACAATTTGCTGTACCAGGTGGTGTTATACAAAAGGTAATACGAAGAACAAAGACGGCAGGACAGATAAAAAAAATAATAGCAGGCATAAAAGGAACCAAAGCAAAAAAAATAAGTAAGATCGCAGCAAGAGCTGTTGAAGGCATGACTGTTATCGGTTCTACAGATTTTTTAGTTTCAGAGCCTGGTAGAGAGTCTTTGTTTTTTGAACCAGAGGACACAAAAGGTTTGAAAGGTAAAGAACTCGCAGGAGCAAGATTTAGAAATAAAATTAAATACGGAGCTGAAGGTGTGGCTATTGGAGGGGGTTTCCCTCTTGTAGGAAAAGGTATGCAACTTGGTTACAAATTTGGTCTTGCACCATTTGTAAGAGAGACAGCTAAACTAGGAGCCAAAGGTGTTAACACTGCAGTATTCAGACCTATATCTTATATCGGATCAAGAGATGCTGTGGCACCTATTGTAAAAAGAACGGCAAAAGGTATTAGAACAGCAACGGACTATACACTTACAAAATTTTTAGCACCTAGTATTGTATCTGCATTCTCTGGTAAAATTGTAAAACAACT